ACCCCAAGCACGGCGAGCTTTCCGCAAACGACTATTCGGGTCTTTAGCTGCCTCAGGCCACATCTTCATTTGCCCAGCACTACGAGCACAAAAACTCTTTTTACGCTTCCAATCTTTAGTACCAGGTTTTGCATCTGGTGCAGGGGGCTTTAAATTCATACCCTCACGTTTAGCAGAAGCCCTACCCTTGGCGTTCAATCCACCGTCAGGATTTTTACCTTCTTTACGCTGCCAAGCTGGTGTTTTATACGCCATAATATATACTTTTAAGCATGATCTACAACAACCTTAGCAACACGACCATTAATTGGCCTAGCATAAAGTCTATTAGCTCCAACAGCAAAATCAGTTAGAACCAATTTAACTTGATTTTGTCCTTCTTGATCGCTAGTGACATGAGCATGATAACGATAACCATGAGAGTTTGCGGCAGGGGGGACAGCCCCCGCCGTACCGCGAACTTCAATAGAACCACTAATAACTTGAAACGTAACAGCCGATGTGTTAGAATTAGTCAGTTCTGTCCAAACGTCTTTTGGACAAACCACAAGTTCTTGAATTCTAGGCATTACAATAAACTTATGTTTTATATGGAGGGAGCGCAGACATAACTTCGTCTACATCCAACTGTACATTATTTTTTTCTGCTTCTTTTAGCTTGTTAAAAACAACCTGCCAAACAGCATCTCGCCAAACAACGAAAGCTTTTGCTTCAGCAGCCCACTTTGGCACAGTTGAATTAACATATGTAGCAATATTTGCGGCTGAATTATAGCCGAGTTCAACTGCCTTAGCTTCAACGTAAGCATCAACAGCAGAAGTAATTTTTGCCTTAATAGCAGCCAAAATCTCAGCTTGACGCTCTTCAGCAGTTTTAATATTTAGCATAAAAGCCATTTTTACACCTATTATTCTTCTTCACTAAACTGCGGTTCAGCAGGTTTACGAACAGCAGGAATAGTAACAGGCCCACTTTCAACAGAAACAACCCAAAGATTATTGAGCTGATTAAATTCAGCGGTATCATCAAGTTGAACAATTACAGTAGCATAAAGGTCTCCGTTTTGGCGACTGATCGGACCAGCAAACGGGTGGCTCCCCTGCGGAACACCCTGACCGCCTTCAGGAATTGCGCTCAGATCATAATCAATACCATTTACAGTCAGCACGTCGCCTGTGACGTGGATCGTCGTTTCCGGCTGGCCGGGCAGGCCGCGCTGCGGAGTCAGAGTCAAGATCATCATGGCGTATCTCCTCAGAACCAGCGGCCGATGGCCGTCAGAAAAACATTTGTCGATGCGACGGAAGCCGTTGCAAAGGCGCGAATATCGATGGCTTGTGTCGTGCGGTCTGGATACGGGATTTGCACGCACAATCCGTTGGCGTTTCCCACCCGACCGAACAGATTTGGACCGTTGACGGTCCCCAAGACAAATGTCGCGGGAAAAGTCCACGAAAATGTGTTGCTGCGGAACAAGCCGCCAGTGCCGAAGCTTTCGGTTATGGCAATATCCGGCACCCGTGCCCAACAAATCTGCGTCCCGTCCGCAAACCGGACGTATTCTCCGTTGGAATTAGACCCGCGCTCGATAATCGCTCCGGTGGCCACGCCCCCCGATTGGTTCACGGTGCCCTGAATCGTGGTCATCCGCCGCCATGGCCACCACTGGTTGGCGGTATAGCGCCGTCGCCAAACCCCATCCTCGCCGACCGACAACCAAATCTGCTGCACCGAGCCGCCATCCTGCCGAGCGACGATCAGCACCCCGGCCTGTCCGTACCCCGTCGGGTTTGATGGCGGCCAAGTACCGGCCGTGGTGACCGTATCGGTGGTTCGGTAGAACCCCGTCCGCAGCGTGTGATCGTCCAGATTGGTGCAGTCGGGCGCGTTCAAGGCGCCCGCCATACCGAAATCGCCAACCTTCAGCAATCGACCGGCTGTGCTGTCGGTTGCGCTCTGCGTTACCGCCGTACCAGTAATGGTACCAAATACTTGCAAACCATTATTTGATACAATAGGTCCAGAAAAAGTAGTTTTAGCCATTTTATATTACCTCTTGCACAAGGTTTGGCCACGTAGTCTGTGCAACGTCAGGACAAAATACCTGTCTACGCAGCTCATGTCATCCCGCAAAAACAATATTTAATCTACACAACTCATGTCATCCCGCAAAAACAATATCTAATCTACACAACTCATATCATCCCGCAAAAAACAATATCTAATCTACACAGCTCATGTGATTCCACAAAAAACAATATCTAATCTACGCAACTCATGTCATCCCGCAAAAAACAACATCTAATTTACACAGCTCATATCATCCCGCAAAAAACAATATCTAATCTACGCAGCTCATATCATCCCGCAAAAAACAATATCTAATCTACGCAGCTCATATCATCTACTAAAATCATATCAGGCACCGGGACTACCATAGATACCAAGCGGGTCGGAGCAACCAAAAGAGTATCGCTCGCGAGCTTTATAGCGCATATTTCCTGTATCAAAATCAGCTTCCATGCGCGTCTGAAGTTTAGTGCGCACAAAATGTTTCATACCATTCGGTACATTGGTAATCAAAAACCACGCATCTGGATCAGTAAGATAGTTATTGACGCGATAACCTTGCGGAATGACACCGTTAGTCCGAATTGCGTTAATGTCATTATCCGCCGTCCCAACCCTCAACTCAGTTTTAAGCAGTCGAGTGGCCACAAACTGAAGTTGCGGAGGAACAATCAATTTAACCGGACGCGCAGCAATCAACAGACCACGCTCGTCAACAAAAGCCGCAATATCAATAACGGCTTGCTCAAGCGAAGTCTCATTAAGATCGGCGTTTACTGCGGGACGGTTTCGGTTTGTAACACCAGAAACAGTCGGGTGCGCAGTGCTAAATAGAGTAACACCATCACCCGAAAAGAACGTAGTGAAACCATTGTTAAGCAGCGCAGCGGCTTTATGCTGCTTGGTTTGAGCCATGGAGTGAGCCATGGCTTTAGTGTAACGAGCCGAAAGAGAATCGTAAAGATTATCCTCAATCGCCTCTTCCGTAATCGAAAATCCCATCGCAATAGTTTCATGCACATAACGTGCAGTGAAAGCTTCTTGCGCGGTATCATACTCAATAGCCTGACCTTCTGGTTTCACAGGAGCCAAGCCAAAACCCGAGAGCTTCTGTTCTTCCTCGTAAGAACGCTCGGAATTTTCGACTTCATAAATTTCTGCGTGTTCGTTTTCGTATTTATTATACTCAAGGCCGAACAGAGCGTTAAGACCAGGAAGAAGTTCCTTGAGAAGTTGTGAACGAGAAATAGTAGCCATTAGTTAATTCCTTATTAAACACCAAGCGGATTAGTGTACGAGTGCACACCAAAGTTAAACTTGACAATAAACTCAGGATAAGGATCTCTTTCAGTACCCCTCACAATATCAACGATCCTCAAAGGAAGGGACGAAGTATTCGACAGCGATGAACCATCAGTGCCCACTGTAAGTGCAATATTAGACTTGCCAGTCGATACATTAGGCGAACCAACAAAAGTAATCCCGGCGTTTTTACCAATCACGCCGGGCCAACCAGAACCATTAGTACCGCCGTTAAAAGTACCGAGAGCATGAGTACCTTTAATTTGGAACAATGCGTATGGATCATCCATAACTTGAATCCAAACTTCTTTAGCGCCTCCACTGATAAGATTGGCAGGGGCATAATGATTGTTACGAAATTGGCCTTCGGCTGTAATATAGCGCGCTCCGGTGCAGATACCAACAATACCAACAGTACCTGCTGTAGCGTCACCGGGCGAAGCTGGCAAAACAGCAGCACTAGGCTGAGTCGTTAGACGTTGAGGTTGACCGGTGTTGGTCAGCTCAACAAGATCACCATTAAAAATACCATTTGGATTATTGGCTGACATTTTAAATTCACGAAATGATCCGCCAGAAAAAGGCCGACCACCCATGGCAGAAACAACACGAAAACCATAAGGAGTGCTAACACTAGCCATTTAATGTCTCCTAAAAATTGTTATACAACATCACTTACCAAATGAAACTTTTGTCGAACGTTCAGGTCGAAGAACAGGCATACGCGGATCAGATTCTCGCATATAATTACGATCCATCGCTTCAATACATTGGTTGGTAATTTCCTGATGATGTTCAATACGTTCGTCAATAACATCCTTAGGTGCCGCACAAAGCAGCAATCCACCAACCTCAATATTTTCAGGGAACCGAGAACCGTAATCAGACATGATCTGAAGTTCTGGGTAGTCCTTTGCTTTTACAGGAACATACCCACCACGAAAACGCTTGGAGACATTGATATTATCTGGAGTTCCAAGCGACGAAGTACGAATCCAGCGGTGAACTAGACCGGGACGTTCATCTGGCACAGGGATAGCCGACTGCCAAGGATTAGCAATACGCCGCGCAGTTTTAGCGCGGGTAGTTTGCTCACGTAATGTTCGACCATCCATTTTCCTGTTCCTTTTCTCTTAGAAGTTGAGCTGCGTATTGCTCAAGAGTCAAGCCAAGCCGCTTAGCTTGGCGAATAGCTGAGGGAGTCAATGTAACCTTACGCGGAGCTTTCGCGTCCCGTGACGCGGGGGCGACCACGTTGCCCGGTTTGCGCAGTGAAGAGGTAGTAGCCTCTTCACCGGAAGGTGCGAATTTCTCAGGAAATCTTCTCCTGAGCTCTTCGTCGATGCGAGTATAATACTCTTCTGACCTAGGGTCAATACCCATGGCAACGAGGTGTTCAGCGTACCCCGCAGCGTAGCCTGTCATGGCGAAGTCCTTGCCGAACCATGGGTTTTCGGCTGCCCAGCGCAATGCACGGGGGTCAACCTGAGGTTGGGGTTGGGGTTGGGGTTGGGGTTGGGGTTGGGGTTGGGGTTGTGGCTGCGGTTGCAGTTGGGGGGGCGGTGAGGCGTACCTCGGCGCAAGGGGGTCGGCAGGTTTTTGAGCGGCGCGAGCAGAATTCTGTGCTGCAATGGCTTCAAGCTGAGTCTTGCGAGAAGTCAATTCAGCAAGTTTAACTTGCGCCGCAGTCAAACCATCAGAATCACCTGCTTCATAGGCTTGCTTTAATTTTGTTTTTGTTGCTTCAATCTCTGTTTCAATTCTAGCTTTAGCTTCGGCTAAAGCAGAATGTTGTCCAACCGCAAGTCTCTTTTTAAGTTCGGCATTCTCTCTGGCAATAGCTTCAGCATATCTAATGGCCTCTTGCTGAAGTCTAAGAGCTTCTTCACGTTGCCTACGTTCTTGATTTTTTTCATAGACAAGTTTGTTAATGCGCTTTTGAACCTTTTCACTATACTGTGAAAGATCATCATCGTCTACACCCTCAGAATGTCTAGGTGTAGATTTCGGCTTTGTACTTTGTTCTACTTCTTGTTCTGGTTCCTCTACAGAATCTTGCTTAATTTCAACTTCAATTTCTTCATTTTTTTCATCAGTACGATCGGTCATTTTTCAATCCTCATGCACGAGAGAAGCCCCGAGGGTCATCAATAACTGCTTCTACGGTATCATCATTGATAATACGAAATTCTTTACCTCGCAGTTTAAATCTAGTACCAGAATAAGACCGGAAAATAACAAAGTCACCTACTTTACACCAAGGTCCAGTAGGAAACTTATTTTCATCCTTATAGGCATCTGGGCCCAACTTAAGCACAAAGCCCAACACAGAAGCCGTTTTTTCCAAATCCTTCAGATTATCCGGCAAGTACACACCACCTTCCGTCTTTTCCTTAATTTCAGGAATAGCAATCAACAAATGATAACCAGACGGCTCCGGCAGTTTCGTCACGATAGATTCATCCTTGATATCCTCGATTTTATACATCGCATCCTCCACAAAAATCACAAAATCTATTAAAACTACTTATCACAAAATATACTAAAACTACTTATCACAAAATCTATAAAACTACTAATCACAAAATCTATTAAAACTACTAATCACAAAATATACTAAAACTACTTATCACAAAATATACTAAAACTACTTATCAATAAATTTACGCTCAATATTCTTAATTTCTTCAAGCATAATTTTGAGTTCTGTAAGACCACCAATAATACTACGATATTGTTCCATACTCTGAACAGCTCCAGTAACAAGATGTTCTGCTAA